TGAGTGGTCATATTTGAGAAACTTACCATCATAAGCAGAAGCATTCGTAGCGATACCAACAATATCATCCAGATACTTCAGTTGTGTTTCGCCACCGCCACCAACTGTAGAGAGTTGCTGTTGAATACGAGCAAGAAATAATTTGTAATGTGCGTTGAGTTGATCGAGAGTTACAAAATTCTGATCCAGTGGAGTAAGAGGATCAGAATTATTTGTCTCAGGTGGTTCGTTTAGAAGTCCTTCTGCAAGAGTGATTTCTTCACTGATTTTATTATAGGACTCCGCAATTTGATTTACTCTTTCTGCAAGATCTTCAATAGGAAGAAGTTCAATCTTACGAAGTAACTCTTCACGAAGGTCAATTACATCACTATAACGATTTGAAATATATCTTTCTACAATTTCAACATCAGAAGATAATTTAGAAGTTGATTCTTTGAGTTCTTCTAATACTTTAGAATGTTCAGCAATTTGTTCATCATAACGAAGTTCACCAAAAATGTCTTCAATTCTTTGAAGACATATCTCCATCTTTTCAACAAGTTGATTCTCTAATATAGAAAAGTTAGAGTCAAAAGTTTCAGTAAAAGTATCTAATCTTTTTTCTATACGAAGTTCTGATCCAGTAACTTGTTTTTTATATTTTGGAAGTTCAGTATGAATCAGTTTATCAACAACTTCACCAATATCACTTACACTTTCTTTGAACTGGCGAATATCGTTCTTATTGATACCTTTGATCTGCTTTTGAATATGATCAAAGTTTTTTTCTAAAACTAAAAGATGAGACAATAAAGTGTTCTCAAGTTCAGTCTTTGAAACTTTTTGCGATAGTTCCTCAGACAGTTCTTCAATCTGCGTAGAAATCTGATCTACATTTTCCAAACTTCCCCTGAAACGATCAATACTTTCAAAAAGGTTTGGTGGTTCTATAGACTTTTCTTGTCTATTAGATTCAAATATTTGAGAAGGTTTTTTGAGTACCACTTATTTATTTCACACAGATGTATAGTATTTATTTTATGTTATTATCTACGATTCCACAAGGTCCCTTCAGCAATTCTTCTTCTCAGTAATCCTTTCTCTACATTACTACCAGGATTACGATACATCTCTAAGGTTTTTGGGATTGCTTCCCAATTTTTCTCACGTAAGTTGCGAGAGATAGTATTAAAACCACTTCCATTGTAAAAGCCAGCACCGAGATTGTAAGCAAAGGATAGAAGTGCGCCGCGTTGATTGTCATTCATTTCTCTCCAATATGGGATTTTAGAAAGTGATGGTAAGAACTGACTCTCACATTGAGTAATCAACAATTCATCTGCTTCCTTTTGAGTAATGGTGTCTCCAAGTTTAAATGGAGTCCCATTCTTCTTACGAGTAGACCCCCAACCTATAGTGATTGGAAGTCCACCTGACAGAGGATCTGGATATGCTTTGAGATGACAACCTTCGAATTCCTTGATAAGTGCAACACCTTGAAGTGGTAGTCCATCAAGAGTAGGTTCTATCTTTTCATTACGATAAATTCTCGCAAACTCATCAAGAATTTCTTTATGGACAGATGCCTGAAGAAATGCCCAGGCACGATTTTGATGTTCCAGGTCTTTATGGTTCTTTACGGCATCTGCGAATTTGATAGTCATTTTTTATTGTTATTTATTTTATAGTTTGACTACTATGAATTGAAAGAACTTCTTTTCCTATTATAAAACTTTATATTTAAAAGGGAGGTATTTCTACCTCCCAACCTGGAAAGATGCAAGTCAATTACAGGCACTCTTATTTATGGTTTAAAAATACGACCCCAACCAGTTTTATCTTTTCCTTTATCTAACCAACGATATTTAAGGACTTCAACAGGATAAATGGCACCTTTACCTTTATTTACTGGCGTAGTGTATCCTGACATCAAATCTCCATAAGGGTCATTACAGATATAAGATTTTCCATCAGGACTTTTACCGATCACTACAAGCATATGTCCGCCAGTAGGAGCAGATAAAGGACCCCTATGAAGAATACCGATAACGACAGGTTTACCATCAGATAAACTCTTATCAATATCAGAAAAAGAAAGATTATAACTAAAGTTTGACTTAACGCCATAACTTTCAAGAACACGAGTCTGAACTGCGTGATCTGTTGAGTCACCGATTGCAATAACTTTTTTAAGATATGCATCATCACCCTTTGCTCCGATTAAAGTTCCTGGTTTAAGAAACTCAAGGCACATCGCACAAGCAGAGGAATTACAAGTTCTATCTGGTTGAGTATAATTATCTGTTTGAGGATAATAAGGAACTGCCAAAATATTAGATTTAGGTGCCTCTTCTTTTGTCCTAAAAATTCTTACCCAATTAGCCTCATCTTGCATCAGATCATTTGCCTTCAGAAGCAAATCTTTTTCAAGTTGATCTACTGCTGCAACATGTTTTGGATTTTTTGAATCGAAATGTATAAAAAAGTTATTAAGATCGATTTGCATTTTTTTATTCTCCTATGTATTCAAGTGAGTAAATATCATGATCTTCAATATCTGGATTCAACCATTCATTAAATTCTGATTGAATTGCATGTGCATCTTCGATATTATCTTTATCACATAGAATATGTATGCGATCTACTGCCCAGTCGTGAGATGTTCGAAGAGTTTGTTCTAAATTAGTCAAATTAACAGTCCTATTCTGTTGAATTTTATCATTATGTAAGTATTTTTGCAACACTCTAAATACGGTATGCACAAATTTAAACATGACTTGGAAATATAATGGAGAAGATTTTGTTGATGTTCCAAAAGGAATGGAAGGATTTGTTTATATAATCACTAATCTTACTAATCATAAAAAATATATTGGTAAGAAACACTTCTGGACAAGACAAAAAGATAGAAAGACTGGTAGAAGAAAAACAAAAGAAAGTGAATGGATGTCTTATTTTGGATCTTGTGATGAGTTAAATGCAGATGTAAAGTTATTAGGTAAAGATAAATTCTTAAGAGAGATACTATATCTTTGTCCTCATAAGAAAAGTATGAGTTACTATGAAACATACGAACAGTTCAATAGAAATGTTTTACTAAGTGAAGAGTATTATAATACCAATATTGGTGGTAATTATTATATGAGTGAGTCTGAAAGAATCTATGGAGTCGTCCTTAAGAGCTCAGAGTATTATTAACTACAACTTATCTTCAACGGGAACAAACCTATTCTACTGGTATTTTTCATACTTGTCAAGGGGGGTTGATAAATAATCAATAAAGACTTATAATAATGGCAGTTTACGTAAATAATATTGTTATTAATTCAGGAGCAGATTTTTCTCAAGAACTCACTCTTGAGCAAAGTGGTGGAGGAGTAACAAACTTAACCGGATATGGAATATCTTCCTATATTCGTAAGCATTCAGAATCATCAACTATTGTTGCAGGATTTGGAGTTACTTTTATAAACGTTTCAGGTGGAAAAATTGAATTATCTTTAGGATCTAGTATTACTTCTGGTATTAAAGAAGGAAGATATGTTTATGATATTTTAGCAATAAAACCAAATGGTAATAAAAATATTATTGTCGAAGGTGGAGTTTTAGTTAGAGCAGGAATGAGTTCATAAAATAAATAATATAAACATATAGAAATACTAATGTCTGCTGTATACGTATCAAATATAATTGTCTATACTCATACAGATTTTGAACAAATTTATGCACTTGAAGATGCTACAAGTAATAGTGCTTTAAATTTGGAAAATTATACAGGATCTTCACAGTTTAGAAAATATGGTAGTTCTTCAGTTGCAGGAACATTTAATACTCAAATAACTAATATTGTACTGGGAAAAGTTAAAATAGAATTAAATGCAGTTCAAACTAAAAATTTAAAGGCAGGAAAATATTTCTACGATATTTTAATGACTGATGGTAATGGAGATAGTACCAGAGTTGTTGAAGGAACTTTAATCATTAAAAAGGCAATCACAAGATAATAAAAAAAGCACCCTTTTGAGGTGCCTTTAATTATGTTATGGTTTTAGATCATAAACCTAACATTTTCTTTAATTCATCTCTTTTTGAATCTTCACGCTTATTGCGCTCCCCAAATAAATCATCTCTACGGGTTTTTAGGCGACCTTGCATTCCTTTTGCTTTTTCTTCTCTTTCGCCTCTTGGAAGTTTATTCAATCCTTTACTTCTACCTTGATGTTGATTATCAAGAACATTTTGTGCTTTATAAGTTGCTTTTACACCTTTATCAATTTGCTTATCAGATTGGTCTGCCGCTGCCTCAACAATATCTTGAATGACTTCTGCATCCATCTCCATCATCACATAATGTGCCTCTTCTACGGTGTCTGCGTGACCCTCAGTGAGGAGATACTCTAGAACAAGATCATAGGCATCATACTCATATGAAGAACGGAGCATTCTTTCTCTTCCACCGCCCATGGGCCTTGCTGGAGCAGGAGCAGCAGGTTTTGGTGTCTGAGCAGCTTGACGTTGCTGAGAACGGGTAATCATCTTACCAATATCCGATTGTGGTTTTGGTTTTGCTGCAAGAGCTCCCGTACCACTTAATGCTGACGATGCTGCTGCTAAAGATGGATT